TTAATGTAGTGCCAGACTTAACAGTTACCAAGAAAGATGAAGTCTACTTGAATATCGAAAGCGATCCGTCGATTGCTTCCGAGTTAAACGACTACTTCACTTTCGACGTTCCTGGTGCCAGATTTATGCCTACATATAAGGCAAAAATGTGGGATGGTAAAGCACGAATGTTTAACATGTGGACCAAAGAACTTTACGTTGGTCTGCTTCCATATCTAAGAGAGTTTGCTGCAAGATCAGACTATGAGATGGATGTTAAAATGGAACCGATCGGTGATCCTGTTGACATTGAATACCTAGAAGAATTCGCTGAGAGTTTGAACCTTACCTCACAAGGTAATCCGATTCAGGCGAGAGAATATCAAATCGACGCTGTCAAATATGCAATTCGTATTGGCAGAACTCTGCTTCTCTCTCCAACCGCATCAGGTAAATCCCTAATCATCTATCTACTACTGCGCTACCACCAGAAATTTAATCGCAAACAGTTGGTCATTGTTCCCACAACATCACTAGTCGAACAGATGTATGGTGACTTTGCCGATTATTCTCACAATGATCCTACATGGCACGTTGCAAATAACTGCTCCAAAATTTACGCTGGGTTTGAAAAGTCAAACCAAGCAAACATCGTTATCTCGACATGGCAATCCATCTACAAGTTGCCGAAGAAGTTCTTTGATGAATTCGATGTTATCTACGGAGATGAAGCACATCTATTCAAAGCGAAATCTCTTACCTCAATCTTCAATAAATGCACCAAAACTAAGTTTCGTATCGGAACCACTGGTACTCTCGATGGAACTAAGACTCACAAGTTAATTCTCGAGGGTCTGTTTGGCAAGGTTCATCGGGTAATTACTACCAAGGAACTAATGGATAATAAAGATCTTGCTGATTTAAAAATCACCTGTCTACTTTTAGACTATACAGACGAAACTAAAAAAGCAGTTAAGAATAATACATACCAAGAAGAAATGGACTGGTTGGTTAAGAACCACAAACGTAATGTAGTTATTCGCAATCTCTCAGTGACACAAAAAGGTAACACGCTAGTTCTGTTTCAATTCGTAGAGAAACATGGTGATGTTTTATATAAAATGATTAAAGAAAAAGCAGGAACTTCTAGAAAAGTTTTCTTTGTTTACGGTGGAACAGATACAACACACCGAGAACAGATTCGTGCTATTACTGAGAACGAAACTGATGCAATTATTGTTGCCTCCTATGGTACCTTTTCTACGGGAATAAATATACGTAACCTCCATAACGTGGTGTTTGCTTCCCCGTCTAAATCTCGCATTAGAAATCTACAGTCTATTGGTCGCGGATTAAGAAAGGGAAATCAAAAAGAACGATGCAATCTTTTTGATATTGGTGATGATCTGTCGTGGAAGACAAAGAAAAATTATACGCTGAATCATATGGTCGAGCGCATAAAAATTTATAATGAAGAAGGTTTCAACTACAAGATTGTAAGGTTGGCAATTGATGACTGAATATTATACTAGACTTTTAAAACTAAAAGATGGAGAGATGATCATGTGCTCCACCGATGCTATCGGGACCACTGATCTAGAATCTAGAAAAACAATTAGCGTAAAGAATCCTGTTCAGATTCTTCCCTACCAAGTGGTAACACCAGATGGACCTGCAGAGGGTTTTGTATTTAAATCTTGGTTACCGATTTGTGAAGGTGCGCAATTTACAATTTCCTCTGACAGTATTATGATCGTGGGAACATTAAAATCAGATATCCTAAACCAATACAATTCATATCTTGAGATGAAGAATAGTCCACACGTCGACGAAGATAATGACTTCGAAGATTGGCATACAGACCTTTTAAGAAGAAGTAAGTTACTTAACTAGAAGGTTTATTTCATAGACGACATAGTCTTTATACCTCGAATACGACAACTAGTCAATAGAATTGTTGAATAAAAACTTTAAAAAAACTATTTACTTTTGATTGTATTCGAGGTATAAAGGAGTTATATTAATGAGGATTTACAATGGTAAAGTCAAAGACTAACGTACATTACGTAAACAATAAAGAATTTCTTGCTGCTATTGTGGCGCATCGTGATAAGGTTATCGCTTCCAAAGAAAATGGCACACTGAAACCTCGAGTTCCGAACTATATCGGTGAGTGTTTTGTTAAGATCGCAAACCATCTCGCATATAAAGCAAACTTTATCAACTACACATATCGAGAAGAGATGGTGTTAGATGGTATTGAGAACTGCATTACTTATGTTGACAATTTCGATCCTGCTAAATCCTCAAATCCTTTTGCTTACTTTACTCAGATTACATACTATGCCTTTCTGCGTCGAATCCAGAAAGAGAAGAAGTATATGGCGACCAAGTATCGCTATATTCAGAACCTAGATGTCAGCAGTATTATTACCGAAGACGCAGATGGATCTGAGCATACCAATGAGTTTATCAACTATCTTCGTAAGCAAATCGATGATTCGTATGATAGTTCTATGGAGAATCAACCACCAAAGAATCCTATGCCAAAACGTCGACCAAAATATTTTGATAAGAAGGAAGAAAAAACCCTTGACTCTTGATCAAGTTTAGGGTATAGTGGTTCTATAAACAGTTTATAGGAGTTTATGTTATATGAATAAGTTTTTTAAATGGATTTCTGAAAATACCACTGGTCTTTTATTTACTGCTGGTCTTGGTATTCCTCTTTTTCTTCTGTTGTATATTGTCGCAAAACATGACGATGAAGTCACTCAAGTTACTCGACAGAATGCAGGATGCATTTATCTAGAATCGAGTCGTCTTGGTGTCAATCAACACTATATGCTGTGTGATGGCAGTATTAATCTTGTGCATCTTGCTGCTGATGGCGAAACCCCTGCTGTTGAAGCCGTCGATGTAATTCAGAATGCAGTTGAACCTGAAACTGCTACCGTATCCACCCCTGCTAAGTGAGAGTATTATGAAAATTGAAACCCAACTTTTCCATAACGATATGGACCATCATAAAGATGACGGTCGACGTGAAATTTCGTTGAATAGCAACATCTTTGTTAATATCACAGACGCATCATCTTCTGAAAAAGAAAAGGTGCGAGCAATCCTTGATCAATTTTATGTAGATATTCGTGAGGCGATTCGCTCTGCATGAAAGTTGCACTAATCACCGACACCCACTTTGGTGCGCGATCGGATTCGATTCCGTTTGATAACTTCTTTAATAAATTCTATACAGAAGTTTTCTTTCCCCATCTTGAGCGTGATCAGATCAAAACAATTATCCATCTTGGTGATGTTTTTGATCGGCGGAAATACATTAACTTTAATACGCTGAAGAAGTGCAAAGAATATTTCTTCGATCGAACAGTCGATCTTGGTATCGATGTTCATATGATCGCAGGAAATCACGACACGTTCTTCAAGAACACCAATGAAGTCAATGCACTTGATCTTCTGCTGCGAGAATATCCAAATGTAATTACCTATTCCGAAGCAGAAGATATTATCGTTGACGGTAAAAACGTACTACTAGTTCCTTGGATTTGTTCAGGTAACTATGATCAGACTATGGAGATTGTTAATGCCTCAAATGCACAAGCCGTATTTGGACACTTTGAATTCGCTGGGTTCCAGATGTATCGTGGGCATACGAATGACCACGGAATGGATACTAAACTTTTTAGCAAGTTTCCTCTTGTTTGTAGTGGGCACTTCCATCATCGTAGTCGGATTGGCAATGTGGTTTATCTTGGTAATACTTATGAGTTTACTTGGTCTGATTATAATGATCCACGAGGGTATCACATCTATGACACGGAAACTAATGAGATAGAATTTTTTGAGAACCCGAACAAAATATTCCATAAAATCTATTATGATGACACTGTTGGTCACATTGATTTGTTTGATCTTAGTGAATATGTCGGGACTTGTGTTCGGTTGGTCGTCGTAAAGAAAACAGACTTCTATAAGTTTGATCGATTTGTTGACAAGTTATATGATTGCAATCTACTAGAACTGAAGATCATTGAAGACTTCTCTGAGTTTGAGACTGAAGCAATGGATGATGAAGAATTTAATGTTGAGGATACTATGACTGTTCTTTCTGATTTCGTCGATACTATCTCAACTGATTTAGAAAAAACTCGGATCAAGTCTATTTTACAGACTCTCTATGTTGAGGCACAGAACGTTACAGTATGATTAATTTTACAGCACTTCGATGGAAAAATCTTCTGTCGACAGGTAATCAGTTTACAGAAATTAAACTAAATCGTTCTCCCAGCACACTAATCATTGGTGAGAATGGTGGTGGTAAATCGACTATGCTCGATGCGCTTTGTTTTGTTCTCTTCAATAAACCATTTCGTAACATCAACAAACCACAGTTGATAAACTCTATCAACAAGAAGAACATGCTGGTAGAGATTGAATTTCAAACTGGTCGCAAGTCATATAAGATTGTGCGTGGAATCAAACCAAATGTGTTTGAGATTTATGCTGATGGTGAACTAATTAATCAAGATGCTGCTGCTCGAGACTACCAAAAGTATCTTGAAGAATCAATTCTCAAGATGAATTATAAGTCATTTACTCAGATTGTTATTCTGGGAAGCGCATCCTTTACTCCATTCATGCAACTCCCTG